CATCGATGAACTGCTGATAGGTTTTCTTGCCTTCTGCATAGGCTTTGGCGTTGTCAGCCATCAGTTCGTTGGTCTCAGCCTTGATGCTATCGGCTACCTGCTTCTGCTTGCGTTTGGCTTCGGCCTGGCGCTTACGTGCCTCGGCTGCAGCTGCCTTCTCTGCCTTGACACGAGCCTTGCGCTCTTTTTCTGAAACCTGATGAGTGCCGGCTGTTCTCTGCTGCTTAATGATGGTACCATCATTGCCCTTGCCATTGTAGCCATTGTTTCGCCATGGTTCCGGATCGCTCACTTCAAAATGCTGTGACTCTAACTCGTTGATTTTATCAAGGAGACGCTTCTGATACTGTTTTTCCTTGTCAATCTCTCTCTCCAAATCCTTTTGAAAATGTGGATTGCTTGCCGCAACCTTTTTCGAAGGGAAAGGATTGAAGGAATCTAATACTCCCTGTAAAAATCCAGGTTTATAATTTCTACCCTCTTCTAGCCAATCCTCTAGATCAGCACTCTTTGCTATAGACTCAGCTAACTTTTTCTGAAGGCCATCGATGATAATCTTCTTTTTCATTACATCAATGTAAGCCTCAATCTGCCTTGTAGCGTTGCCTGTGCGCACTGCTTCCTCGGTGATGTTACCGAGGTGCTCACGCATCAGCTTGCCGTTGAGTTCCTCAAGGGCTGCCTTGCGGTCAGACTCTGCACTGGTGTTTGACTGGATGGCAGAAACGAGGCGCATGATGGATGCCTCCTCTTCTGCTGCCTGCTTGTTGGCATCTGTCACGGCATCATTGTAGTCACGCTGAGCCTGCTCAGCTGTGCTCGTCTCTTCAGAGAGTGTGACGATTGCGGCTGTCAGACCGGCAACAACAGCAATCACGGCAGTGATCGGGTTGGCCAACAACACTTTGTTCCACAACATCTGCGCAGCAGTGGTCAGTTTTATTTCACGTGTCAACGCCATCTGAACGATTTCCATGGTCTTGAGAGCAGATGTCTTAAGACCCACAAGGACGAGATGCGCCTTTTCGCGCAGAATCATGATGTTGAGCCATGCCATTTGCGCCTTCTCTGCTATCAACTTTGCCTTAGATACTGCAGTATAGGTGACGATGGCGGCTGTCAGCACAATTAATATGCGCCAATAATCCTTGACGAAATCAACGAGTGTGGAGAGTGCCCGAACTCCGAGACTGGCTGCAGATATGCAATATCGTGCTGCAGGATAGAGTTTCTGGCCCAGTTCGATGGAGAGATCCAAGAACTTCTTGCTCGCCTTGTCAAGTTGAGCCTGTACACTCTCGTTCTGTGTCTCGAACTCATTGAGGACGGATGTGCCTTCGGAATAGGCTTCGCTTGCCAGGTTCTGGGCAGACTTGATATCATCGAGTTTATCTGCGAGGACTGTGAGGACACCAGTAGCCCTGGATCCATCCATCTTCATTTCCTCGAACATTGGTGCAAGGTCGGCAAAACCGCCCTTGGCTCTCATGGCTGCCAGGAATTGGAGGAGTGCGCCATTTGCATCCTCCTTCAAACTCTTGGCGAAGTCCTTGACATTGAGACCTGCAATCTTTGCAAACTTTGCGGAGTCCTGGAACATTTTAGCAAGGAGATTCTGTACTGCAGTAGCAGCCATCTCGTCCTGCTGCATATTCTGGTCGAGGACAGATGCGAGACCCATGATCTGCGCCTGGGTGAAGCCTGCCTGCTTGCCTACACCTGCCACTCTTGCGGTGAAGTCAACGAGATAGCCGGCAGAGGCAGAGGAATTCTGAGCCAGTTCATTGACTGCAGAACCTGTCGCCAACATGGCACCTCGCAGACCTTTGGTCTTGTCTTCGCCGAACATCTGGGCGAGTTTGCCGATTTGTGAGACTGCTTTGTCTCCAAGGTCATCACCGAGTGCGACATTGATTTTATCGGCTCCATCAACAAAATCTTCAACTGCAGCAGTCGATGTGATGCCTAGTCTGCCGGCATCCTCTGCCAGTTGGTTGAGTTTCTGGCGAGGTGTGCGGGTATCCATCTTCTTGAAGTCTTCGTTCATGCGCTCTACTTCCTCGGCTGCCTGACCGGTATATTTGCGGACGTTGGTCATCTCGTCGTCCATCTTGGCATACTCCTCCACACACTTCTTGACAGTGAAGGTGATGCCGGAGATTGCAGCGATGGCGCTGATGGCGAGCCCCTGCATACGGTTGAAGGTATCAGCAGACCGCTTGATCCAGGATTCCTGTGCTACGCCCTCGGCTCTGACAGCCTGCAGCTCAGCTTTCAGCAGCTTCGCCTGCAGCTGCATCTGCTTGAACTTCTCGGTACCGCGGTCCATACCAGCCATCTGCTGATTGATGGCCTTGATGGAGAATTCTAGGTCACGGATTGATGATGTCTTCAGGTTCGACATGGTGCGGTTGACAAGCTGCATCTGCCGCTTGGTCTCCTTGATATCGATGTGGGTCTCCTCTATCTCCTTGTCATACTGCTGCATCAGAGTAACGACTCTACGCTCACTCTGATGTATGCGCTCCAGTTCTGCCTCCACCAGCTTCAGCTGTGCTGCTCTAGAGGCGTACATGGTTGACTGAGGGTCGAAATCAGCCATCTGCGACTTCAGCTTGCTTGATGTGAAGTTGAGGTCGTTGAGAGAAGCATGCTTCAGATTAGACAAGGTCGCAGTCATTCGATGCGCTTCTTCATCAGCCTTGCGGGTCGCCCCCTTCAGCTGCAACATCTGCTCCTTGACTTTGCTCAGCTGGTTCTCCAGCTTGGCATAGTCTGACGGATCAGATGCCGCCTTCATCTGACCCTTCAGATGTCGGGCTGCTTTCTCGAGCTGTCCGAGACTTGCAGATGACAAATTTTCGAGCGTCTCCTTGACGCTCATGGTCGAGTTCTTGAATTGCTTCATCTCTCGCTCGGCAGCCTTCAGGTCCTTGGCGAGGGATGCGCCTAAACGGGAATCGCCCGTCGAGAAGGCATCCTGTTTTGCCTTCTTCAGACGAGCGACTTTATCTTCGAGCTCCTTCAGACGGTTCTTCGCCTCTTCTGAATTGAGCTTTACTACGGTTGTATATACCTCTTGTCTTGCCATTATTCGGTGACTTGGATATAGTTATTATAAGATATGGTGGAATGAGGGTTGAAGTTGATGACCTTGACCTGGTATCCCTTGGTACCCCACTTCCAAAACAAGAATTTATGTTTGAATTGCCTTGCGATGATGGTCTGCAAGCTGTCTCTAGCCTTATATGTAAGGATAGAGTCTGCGGTGTTGAGCCGGAAGTTCAACCAAGCGTCGCTATAGCTATAGATATGGTTTCTGCGCTTCGTCTTGACGGAATCGGCTGTGACAACAACCGTTCGCTGGTCAGCAACAATCTGCTTCACCTGCAGATTGATATCCTTGAGCAATTGCCGGTCAATGGCGTATGACCTATACTCATCAGGAGGCATCATCAGCACTTGCTGAGTGATGACCTTTACGGAATCTCTGATGGTATCACGCTTAGCTGGTGCATAGTTCAGCGCCAGTTGGTTGAACTGCTCCCTCAACTCTTTCTCCGCTCGCTTCTGTCTCGACTCGAATAACCAGACGAATGCAGCGATAGCCAATATCACTGCGATGACTATGCCTATGTATCTCAGATTTTTCTTCATACCCCATGAATTAGATGTCAGCGTATTCCGGAATCGCATCGAAGCAAGGACACTCCTTGATTCGCTCCCAAGGGTCAACCACGCCATTGTGATTCTTGTCAGGCGAGATATCACGATGACCGAGAATTTTTGCATCAGGGTATCTCTGTCTGAGCTCCTTCAGTAATTCGCGAAGGCTCTCCTTCTGCGCATCTGTGCGGTTGTCTATAGGCTTGCCAGTGCGCGAGATACCACCCATGTATGCGACATTGATAGCCTCGTGATTGTGACCCCTTACACCATTGGATGGCAGGTCTTCTGTCATCAGCTGGGTGCGCTTGCCATCCGCTGTAACCACCCAGTGATAACCTGGATAATGCCAGCCCTTGTTTCTAAACTCCTTCAGCAAGGCATCGACAGTCCACGTCTGTCGGCTTGCTGTGCAATGAACGAAAATGAATTTAATCTTTCTCCCCATGATTTTTATATTTATCTATTAAATCCTTGACTCGAGTGTCGAATGTAAGTTCGAAGCCAAAAGCTGTCGCAACGTACATAAGACTCTGACCAAAATACCACAAGACGTTTGATGTAACGTCTTGTGAGCAAAAGTAGCTAATATACACTAGAACTATTGCTGCAATCAGTACGAAACCAGCGCTGCTATAGCGTATCCAGTCTTTTGTATTTCTCTGCATCTTTTTCTCTTTTTTAGGGCAAAGATACAATTATGTGGGGAAAAATAAAAATACGGCAGGTAATGCTATGACTACCTGCCGTATTGATTATGCAATATCTCGTTCGAGAATCTCCTTGGCGATTTCCTTCGCCTGCTCTCTCCACTCCTGGAATGCCTGGTATTCTGCCTCGTGAGCAGTATCGCCATCTCCATGGTTGCAGAGGATCGCTTCAACGTCATTCTGGCTGTACTTGGTTCTGACAAGTCCAGCAACGAAATCGTTGTAACCTGCAGAAGTAGCCTCAATCTTGACTGAGCCATCCGGCTCGCTACCTTCATAACTATATGCTGTGACCGTCTTACCATCACTCTCAGACTCCATCATATTAGAGTCTGGCTGATAGTTTTCAATTTTCTTTTCATTCAGATACAACAGATAGTGATTTCCGTCGTATCTGACGTAGTTCATGCGAACGAGATAAATTTTCTTATTCATCTACTATATAAACTTGTAAAACGTTTTGCCGAATTTGTTTTTCAGCTCTCCGACTACAACATAGAAAGGCTTCTCTAGGAAGCACCATTCCTCACGTGCTTGTGTAATAAGTATCTCTGCACCGGAATACAACCACCAGGTTTCTTCCTTCCAGTGCGGAATCTCGATAGGTTCCCCGTTCTCATCCAGCTCCTCTTTCCTCTCCACATGATCGATATATCTGAACTTCAGTGCCAGTCTATCGTTCGGAACCTTCTCCTGAACGATGAATTTGTTGCCGTGTTCATCCACTTTTTCGACCTGCTGAGTCTTGAAACTAACTGTTGACTTGTCAATCTTGTAGTCCTCTATGAGGATAAGATGATCTTCGTAGTCTATACCATCCTTGCACAAAACATCTCCTATGTGCTTCTTTTGCCGCTTGGTCATGCTTGCGAAGGGAATTTCCCCTCTCTTGATGCCGAGGTTGTCTCTATAAGTTTTCATTCCGATTTTCTGTAATAAGTTTTTCGTGTCTGCGTGTTTCGCAATTCCTAGCCTCGATGCAGCTATGACTCTGATTTGCTCATTACTATAGCCTCTCTTGCGTAGTCTTGCGACCTGCCTGCACAATGCTTTCTTACTACGTTTTCGTATCTTGGCATGATCCGCATATATGACCTGCCCGCAGAAGTCAATGCCATCGCAGGTGCGATGAACATTCCACGACCGGTTAATCTGCAGCTTCCAATCTCTGGACAGATGCATAGCGCTCAATTCGACCATCAGTCGCAGGAAGACCTTATCCTCATGCAAGATGAAGATATTGTCCATGAATCTATAATAATAGCTGAGTCCTTGCCGAACGAAGCGATCGAATCGCTCATTCAACGATTGTACGCTAGTTATCAATCTTGCCTGCTCCTCTGTCCTGCATGTGACGAGCATATCACTGACGTAGCGTGCCTGCCAGTAGTGATACCGCTCAGGATCCTTCAGGATATCGAAGCACCGCATAGCGAGATAATCGAATCTAACAAGATATAGCTGACCTAGTAGCTGGGTAAGCTTGACACCGAGGACAACACCATTGGCATAGCTGTCAACGACTTCATCGATGAAGTATAGAAGTTTGCGGTCCTTGATATACAGCCGATACTCTCTCTTCAACTGATTATGCTCCACGGTCATAAAATAATGATGTATGTCCATGGGTGCGCAATATGCAGTCTCCTTCTGTGGAGATTTGTAGATGTCACGCTTGATAATCTTGTAAAAGAAATGAGTACCACGCCCTTTAGTACCTGCCGGACATTTGTACGGAATCTTACTACGCAGCAAGGGTTCCGAAGGATAGAGGGCAGCGTGCTGGATGACGTGATCAGGAACAGGCAGCTTGTTGACTGTCCGAATTTTCGGTTCAGTCACTTGCTTGGCTTCATACTCCGAAGTATGCCAGGCTCCAGCCTCGTATGCACGCAGAAGCACCTGAAGCTTTTGCTCCAGATTCTCCTCGAAAGCTTGCACGCTTAATCTCGACCTCTTATGCTTCGAAAACTCATAAAAGGCTTCACGAAAATTCTGTAAAGTCTCGACAATAACGGATATATTACCTATTCTCTTCACTATGCATTAATTAATGAATGATAACTAATACGGTGTATATGTCGGTGTATGTGTCGGTGTATATGACGGTGCATGTCGGTGTATAATGCGGTGTACAAATCCGTTGTCTGCTTAATTAAGAGTCCTAACCTTCGACCGGATGACCCTATTGTCATCATCTACCAGCTAATCTAGATAAGTGTATTTTCTGCCTTGGGGCAAGGTCTGATTCCCGATTCTCCACATAAGCACACAAAAACTGTGGAATTCTATAAGTTGAGGGCAGCGCCATAGTTCGCATTGGCATCAGAGACAGCATTGTTAACGTTGAGCGTCGAGAGACCACATTGACCACCATTGTTGGCATTGGCACCACGGAGGCAAAGACGAAAACCGGCACAGGGAATCACAACCTGGATTCTATTCCGGCTGCAAAGGTACGAAAAAAAATCGGAATGAAAAAAAGTCAAAGAGCGAATTTTCAAAAAAAATCGTCCGCCCAAAGGGCGGAAGGTGGGGCTCGCTATGCGAGCCGTGTGCTCAGGAACCCCAGTTCTTCTGTTTGCTCTGCATTTTGAGCCTACGCAGCCTGCCTAGGCAGCTGCGTAATATGTTGGCTCCACAGACCACTCGGATGCTGCTTCGCAGAGGGCAGCGCCATAGCGCGCACTGGCACCAGAGACAGCATAGTAAACGCTGAGCGCCGAGAGACCACACCGACCACCACTGAAGGCACTGGCACCACGGAGGCAAAGACGAAAACCGGATGTCTCTCCGCTATTGTTCCAGAAGTAGCTAGTCCAATAGGTCGTCTCTGTACCACCTTTTTTAGTCGGGAAGTTCTCCAGGTGCTCCATACACAGCTCCTTCACCCACCCTTCATCTTTTGTCTCCGACTTGCTATAGGCAACCATACCATCTGCCTTGCCTATAGTCCAGGTTCCATAGATGGATGGAGCAACGAGGTGTACAACCGAGGTATCCTCGTTGCACTGCACCTGCTCATCATCCATCATACGCCAGACGTTGCCGAAACCATTCTTGTAGCCGAAGAAGCTAGGAATCTTGGCAGTATAGACTACAGAACCATCATCCTTCTTAACCTCGTAGCTTGATTCACCACAGGAGTCTCCTAGCTCGATGCCGGCAGACATCGGGATGACCGGACGATAGCCGTTGTATGTATCCCAGCTTGTCATCTTCGTTACTCCAGTTCCTAGTCCACCCTGGAACAGGCCATTCTCATCTTTAGCAGTATTTACTGCAGCCTGGTTGTGATGTGTTCCGAAGATAACTCCGAAGAGTACTGCGATTGCTGCAGTATGTCGCATAGTCGTACAGAGCCAGCCCGTTCCATTCTTGCGCGCTGCAGCTCGGAAGTACTCAACATTCTGCTGAGTTGCCGGTTTGCCAAGCATAGTGCGGTTCGTATTGTCGAGAGTCGCATCATTGTTTCCGCCTCGATAGTCAGCACCATCGTTGATGTAGCTTACTAGCTTGCCTGTACTACGCTCGATAGTCGCGAATCCTGCAGCAGAGATGCTGGCAATCGGAATCTCGTAGTTGAACTCACCCTGAATAGGCCAAGGGCTAACCATCTCATAGTGGAGTCTGCCAACCGTCTTGATGACCATGTACCACTTCTTGTTCCAACCCCACTGATAGTGCCCTTCGGTACCATCGAGCTTGGCCGCCTCGCCAGTCGCATACTTGTGATGATCCTTGGAATCAAGCTTGCGACGGGTATGGTCATTCTTGACCAGATAGCCGCCAAGTCCGAGTTCCTCATGCAGGTTCTGCAGGAGCTCGAGGGATCCTACATAGGTAGCAGCCTTAGGTGTAGCGTTGTCGAGGTTCCACACTCGACCGCACCATGGATGCTGACCGAGCTGCACCGCATTCTTGATAGTCATCTGCTCAGACTTGCCCGACTTCTTGTCGAAGACCTCGATAATCTTGTCGGTTGCAGACATGTCTGACTGAGGCAGGTCATCGACCTGCTGAGCATTGTCGAAGGCTGCGATGATAGCCTTCAGCTTCGTCTCTTCATTCTCTGTAAATGCCATATTACATTATATTTAATCGATTAAACAATTCGGATTTTATTGCCGTTTTTGCGAATCTTTCCTGTTGCAGAGATTCGCATATATGGTTGTCTGACGTTGATGGTCACCTCCTGCCATAACGGAGTGTTAGCGGTTGGAATCACCCATATTTTGGTCACGCCTCCACCCTTGATGGTCAGATTGCCTGAAGGGTCAGGTATGACAGAATCACCCTCAACTCTCTGATAGAGGACGCTCTGCGGCAAGTATGCCGGCAGGAGGTTCGCCTCAATTTTCTGCTTCTGCTTGTTGCGGATGCTTATCTCAGCCTGATAGCTGAGATTCATGCGAGATGGAGCGATGAAGCCAGTCGCAATCTGACCTGCGAGACGGTTCATCTCTGCGATTTTCTCGTCTGCTCTCATCGCAGCCTCCGTTGCAAGCTGCGCCTTCTCCTCTGCAGCTGTAGCCTGCTGCTGTGCTTCTGCTGCCTGAGCGGTTGCAGAAGCAGCTGCAGTATTGGCAAGATTCGCAGCCTTGTTGGCATCATCGGCTGCACTCTTGGCCTTAGTTGCCGCAGTCTTGTCTAGCCAGAGGCGCCAGGATTCGCTGGTGTCCAATGGCTCAGATGTGTTGCCATCGATGAGGGATGCGTACACACCATTGGCGGTGTGGACGATGTCATTGGCATCGTAGCCCTGGATGGTCTCTCCCTCGAACTCGAAGGAATAGCCTTTGACCCACGCTCCCTTGTCGGTGAAGGCAACATTGCCCACCACAATGATATTCGTATTATTTGCCATTATACCTTGATAACTAATTTGTTTCTTCGTTTGACAACGTGCTCAGATACATTTGAGCCGTAGTCGATCATCAATAACTTGTTCCTGGACTGCCGGAAGGTTGGGTACATCGCACCACCTCTTGCGATGATACCGGTATCTTCGTAGGCGTGAGACTGCAGGTTCCAACTCCACCAGTTGCCATTATCTCCCATTTTAGTAGGATGCTCATTGAGCTCCTTGGCGAGGTCTGTCTGCGTCTTAGAGCTCTCGATGGCGGTAGAAGTATTTGTCTCTCGCAGCTGCTCAGCATAGACTCTACCTGCCTCTGCATTTACTCTTCCTGCTTCTGCTAAGGTTCTATCTGCCTCTGCATTACTCCTGGTCCTCTCTGCTGTCTGTCTTTCATTATCCAAACTGACTCTAGAGTTCTCGGCTGATGTTCTAGCTGTTTCTGCTGAAGCCCTCTTCTGCTCAGCAGAAGCTCGGGCAGACTCAGCAGAAACTCGCTTGATTTCTACTTCAACTCTCGCCTGCTCAGCCTTGACTCTCAATGCTTCGGAAGCTGCGCGAGTCTGCTCTGCAGTCTTGCGAGATTCTTCATTCAGCTCGATAGCCTTCTTACTTGCAAGCGTGTCGGAAGTAGCCTTCTTAGCTGCTTCGGTTGCGGTCTTGCTCTCTGCAACGGCATTATTAACCTCCTGCTTCTTAGTCTCCAACCCCTCCCTGGCCTTGTCTGCATTTGATGCAGCCTTGTTGGCGGTTGTCGCTGCAGTATTGGCTGCTGTGGTTGCCTTCTTAGTTTCCTCGACAGCGGCCTTGGCATCCTTGGTGAAGAGGGTCATCGGTATGATGACCTGCTTGCGAGTTCCGTTGTTGTCATCGTAGAGGACAGGAACAGTGCTGATATGCGCAAGATCATAGACCATTTCACATTCGAAGATGTTCTTCGAGTGAAGTTTCATCTGTTCTACAATATGCGGCCATAAGGCTGTGCTGACCGAAGACCAATCAGAGTTCTTGATTGCATCTTCGATGCTGGTACCCACCTTCGCATCGCTCATAAGCACCTCCTCTCTTATTCAGCATTCTTGATGCTATCGAACCACTCTGGTATTGATGCAAGAATCTGAGCAGTCACTTCCTTGCCGACATCATCCTTCTTGAGGGTAATGGTAAGGTTACCGTCCTCTTCCGAGATATTGCCGAGATATTCGCCTGTATCGTTGCGAGAAACATATCCTCTCGTCACGATATGATCACCTGTAACATTCTGTTCGAAGTTAACATTCACGTTCTCACCGAGCGCAATAGGCTCGAATTCGGTTTTCACCGTCTGTTTTGCTGTTTTCATATCATAAAAAATTAAAATTATTTTAACTGCCCAAACTCTGGAACACCCAAACTGTATTATTCAAGAACTTTGTTCCCATCAACTGAACCCAACCATATAATTCGATCTGTTCAACACCGGACATATACGACGTACTATTTCGCAGGAACATTCCGTTTGTAGCTTTCAAGATAACAGGAGGCGTCATTCGGCTTATCATGGGACGGAACACTTCTACTCTCATGACTTCCCCTTTTGCTAGATCTGGTAAAACATAGGTTCCTCCTCCCGTAATACAAGAGCATGCGACCTTACCGTCAACAACAATATCAGCAGCATATCGCATATTTGTGACTTTCAAATCACCTGAAATATCCGCATTGACGCATTCAACAGAACCATCTGCAAGAACCTTGAAATTATTGTTGACCGTTGTCAGACCTTCAAGTTTGATTCTATCGGCCTTGATAGTCGCATTCGTGATATATCCGTTAGCATCCTTTTGCACACTGGTTGATATGCTGGCTGTATGCCCTGCTACCGTTGTCTGCAACGCTGCGAAATCTGCCGTTGTCACAAGACCGCTTCGAATCTCATTCTTGCGGTCATCGATGCGGGAATTACACAAAGAATTGACTGTTGGTGTGATGGTAGCGATACCCTTAGCTGTAAGAGTTTGACCGCTGAACATTCCTGCTGCGACGCTCCATCCATCTGAATTCTGCGTGACGGTTGTCGCTGTATCTATGCTATCATCGACGTCTTCCCATTTGCTTCCAGTTCCTCCCATAACTGTGAATCTATACAGATGTCCAGCAGTATAGCCAGAGGGAGCAGGATATGTTGCATACCATAATGCTCCTGCATGTCGCTGACACTTCGGATCTGTCCAACTAAGACTGGAAAAACTAGGAAGAGAAGACTGCAGGTAAAATTCTCCAACTCCACCATCTATGCGTGCATTGACAGTATCTATAGCTGACTGCTTTGCGCTCGATATTGAACTGTTCAGCGCTGACACCTTGCTATTAAGAGTTGACGTATCAGCCTTGTTGGCTACTGTAGAGGATATGTTGTTTACTGTAACCTTCAGCTCTGCCACGCTGCTCTTAGCTGCGTCCGCTGTACTCTGTGCTGAACCAGCGGCAGTTTTAGCCTTATCAGCTGCGGATTGCGCTGCACTCACCTTCAGAGAAATCTTCTCTGCGCTCTGACTGATAGCCGACTGATATTCCTTTGTGATTTCACCCTTGGCATTCGATATCTTCTTGTCAACTGTAGAGCTGATGCCGTCAACGGTCACCTTCAGCTCAGCAACCTTGCTGACTGCAGTATCAGCAGTACCCTGCGCTGCATTTGCAGATGTCTGAGCCTTGTCTGCTGCAGATTGCGCTGCACTCACCTTCAGAGAAATCTTCTCTGCGCTCTGACTGATAGCCGACTGGTATTCACTTGTGATATTGCCGTACTGATCCTTCAGCTGCTTATCTACAGTCGAAGTGATGTTGCTTGCAGTCTGCGTTATCTGTGATGATGTATCCTCACGGTTCTTGGCATCCTTAGAATCTACATATTGCCTGATTTCGCCCTTTTCTGCATCAAGCTCGATACCGACCTTAACTGCTTTTTTGTTGACGGCATCGATGTTTTCACCCAGCAACTTGATATTGTTGGCCGTCTGCACTATCTGTGTGCTCACGGTCTTGGACAGCTCGCTGAGCGGCTCATCGGTGAGAGATGCTATTGCGAGATAGCAATCACCGGTGTACTGGATGACGAAGTCACCTGTACCATTCCACACACCCTCTATAGGTATAGTCTTCCACGCTCCAGAGTATGCAACATTGACTGTTCTCTGCTGCAGGGTATTCTGTTTTCCCCTCACCTCTTCGCAATCAGCGAAGCCAATAGTCAACTTGCCAGCTGTCTTGGCATAGATGCGAACGCTGATGTATAGCTTGTCCTGCACATCGGTGTACCCTGCCTCTGTTGGAGGCAGCTCTGCGCTGCTCTTCTCTCCGGCAACATACTCCTTGTGAGTTCCTGGTTGTCTAATCAGCGCATTCTTCTGCCTGATACCGCAATTCTGCACACGGAGAATCTGCCTGCCATCCACCTTCTCCAGCGAGACCTTGCGGTTGCCGCTGGCTGTAGGATTTCCGTTGACCATGACCGGCAATCCGGAAGCGTCGAACCAGAAGACGGATTCGTCAGTAGTATCTATATCCCAACCTGCGATGATCTTATTCTCTGAATCGGTAATCTGCTCCAGGAATTGGCCATTCTCGAGATAATTCTTCTCGTTGGTCAGCTCATAGCTGGTTTTGGAGAATCTTGAAGAGAACATGTTTTCGAGAACCTGAAACTTGGTGTCGATGTTTTCTCCTGTTCTGCTCAGAACGAACTCGCCTACTGCATATAGATTGTTGAGATATTCACCGAACCCCTTCAGTTGGCCAAGGATAGGGTGTCTGATGCCTTTCAGGTTTCCGATTCTACCCTTCAGAGCAGAATCCGGATTGGTTTTCATTCCATAAACAATATCTATATAAGGTGTATCGCTTCCTACGGTCATTACCTGTATGATGCCCTTGCGATCTGGGTCAGATACATTGTCCACACGGACGAAGGTGTCACGCTTCTTGATCAGCTTCTCCGGTGTGGCTCCAGCCATGGAACTTGTGAAGTTCTCGAACGTCACCCACGCCAGCCTATCCTCACCCTCACCTTCTGTTCCGACCTCTTTCACCAGGAGCTCGTAGTTCTTCGTGACATAATGATCATTTTCCTCTGAGGGAAGACCATTATACTGCTGCACCATGATGTAATCACCCTTGCGAAAGGAATTGTACATACGGCCTTCTTTGGTGTCGAGATATACCCTGCCGCTCTCTGCATCGAAGTGATCCACCTCCATCATCGCAGTGAAGATGCGGTTGTCATTCTCTCCTAGCAACTGAGAGATGATCATCTCGAAAATGCGCATTGAACCTCTCACGATGAGGTTATCAAGTTCCAGGTTATATTTGTTCTCGAGGACACCAGCCGCATTCTCTATCGGCTCATTTTTCAGCCGCCAGCCTTTGCCTGTCAGGAATCCTGCAACGAAGTCCGGGGAACTGAGATCACCAGCGAAGACGGAGTTACCTCCAACGTTCAGATCATTGGCGTTGATATCGTGAGCCTCTATATCATGAGAGATGATATCACCATTCTCATCGAACTTGTAGCCTGCACCTACCCTCAGACCTCTGAGGAAGGTGATAAGACCGGCAGCTTCATCGTCCTTGACCTTCGACAGATATTTGCCCTCGATCTTCTTCAGAAGCTCCTCGATTGTCGTATGCATCTCGTCGCTGGCGAAATGCAGCAGCGAGAGAAAAGCGGTGCCTATGCGGTATGCCGTATTGGCCTGCAGGCGTCGCTCATCTCTGATACCCTCGAATTGGGTCTGAAGATCATTCTTATCATATTCTACTGCCATATTGTTTTTTTTGTTTGCAAAGATATAACTTCGATGAAATCGATAAAAATACGCACTATAGGTTGCGTGATGCACCGATTCCACGGAAGATTTCTGTCAGGGCTGATGCCATCAGACCATTCCAATTGCTGCCGAAGAAGTCAGCTTCATGCTCGTTGAGCTTCATGACTGAGGCATAATACTTCTGCGAGAACCAGTCGCGTCTGCCGATAGGCGGACCACCAGCGACACGACCACCCCAGGCTGGACCCACCTTCTTAGGCTTATTCATGTCGTGCTTGGCTCGATATTCCTTGCCGAGGAATTCCAGGTCACCCTCGTTGACTCGGGCAATCTTCTCGCCTCCCTGCGCTTCTGTCCACTTCTCCCAGACGTGAGCAGGACCTACACCTGCTGCCACGTAGATACCATACTGCAGGAACTTGTGCTCGATGGTTGTCACGGAGCCTTGCTCCAGGTGTCCCTTGATGCTCGCATAGAGCGCACCGGTGTCTATGGTACGCAAGCGCTCCATGCGCTCGCGCCAATAGTCACCCATGTTGTCGGTCCACCCCTGCTCGTATTTGAGCAGTTCATCTAATGCTGACTGGTCTGCCATAAGTTCTCATCATATTGTACATCGATAGGCTCGTCTGAGTTCATCATGAAGTAGAGTCCGGTGACTCCATTCAGGCTGTATCTGCCCAGCTCGCTCGAATAGATCTGACGGAGATCCAGGAACTCCAGCTGACCGTCGAATGCCTCCCGATACTTGTCGTGAAGCATTCGGCTGATGAACTGGCGGAAGATGTATCTGCAGAGATTCAGCTTCGCCTCTCTGTCCGCCATGTCGTCACGCTTGTATGCTGCGAGAATCCACACCGTATAGACGTTGCGGTCGAAGAAACCTTCACCTGCTGAATGCGTATTGCTGTCAACGGTGTCTGAGACCATGACAAAGTTCGCAGCCTTGCGGAACTGCTGCATCACGCCCTGCACGCTGTCGGGGCCGGAACACGTCGTTGCGACAAAATTATAAGCCCTGCAGGTCTTGTTTTCCTCGCACAATTGGCTGAAATATGCGATGGAATCGAATAATTTATCTGTCATGTTGTATTATTTGCTGTTTCTTGCCTTGAATTCCTCCGCCTCTCTCGCCTTGTTGTCAAGCTCGGAGAGCGCATCCCAGCAGAGCGAGTCATAGACTGCCTGCTGCTTTGTGATGTCTCCATCGGTGAGTGCGCGGATCTGCGCCTGCATTGCAGGCATCAGGTCCTCCTGTTTCAGTTCTCCACCTTCCTTCGATGGCTTGAAGAAGTGAGGGAAGTTCTCTGCCAGGTATCCCTTGACTGACGAAAACCACATGAAGACATTTAGAAGCTCAAAAGACTGAAAAATGGCGGTTTCATCGGATTCTCCGGATTCATTCCGGTATAGAATCCACCCCATCTTCTTCAGGAACTTGTCGTCCTTGTGGATAAGATACAGCTGGTAGTTCTTCTCAAGCTGCAGATAATCGAAGAAGGTGACGTCTCTGATGAGCCGTTCCACGGCATAGAGACCGGCACACGTGTCGAGCGGCAGATAATAGGTGTAATCTCCGATGAAATCGAAGTTTTTGAGGAGAGAGAGGATTTCGCCCTCGCTCAGATATAGCACTTCCCGCTTCTTTTTGCCATTTTTTGTCAGACAGAGAACGCTGCACTTCCAGCCTGTTCTGGTATGCTTCAGCACCTTGATGCCGCAGAATCTTCCGAGTATGTAGCATTTCGCTACCGTCTGATCCTGGAACAGAGTCATTATTGTGAGGATATAGCGCTGCTCATCCCCCTGCAGCTCCTCCCACGAGCTTGGAGCAGAGAACTCGAAGACTCGTTTGCCGTCACGAATTGAATACGAAGGCAGGTTTCTCTTTTCCATTCTGATATTCTTTGAAGTGATTAGCCTTATATGCCGATGAATCCGCATATAATTGAAATTTATCGATGTTGGCATCGAGGAATCTGAGCAGACGGCCACGCTCTGTAGAGAAGGCTGTCAGCAGACCCTCTGCCTGGAAGATCATGCATCTGCGCACCTTGAAGATGAGTTCTACCGCGGTGTCATCCTTGTCCTTGGCTCCTCGCTCCATCTCTAGCAGATCATCCATCTGCTCGTCAGATATGAGCTTGCGCATCACCGCATCAGCCTCGTAGAGTGCTGCCAGTTTATCCTTCCACTGCTTGGATGATAGCTCCTGCTTCACCTGGAAGGCATACTGCTCGATGCTGAAGACCAGAAGCGGTATGCTCATCTTCGCCTGCAGGCTCTCACCCCACCCTTCTGTTGCAGACAACCAGGTAATCATTTCGCCCTGTGCCTTCAAACATGCGACCATACACTGCTCTATCAGCGCCTCTACTCTCGCAGATGATGCAGGAGAGACCTCATTGTTGGCAACTACTCCGAAGCCTGTCGGAGTGAGTACCAGGTCGAGATGTCGAACGTTGCCGAGGAATGCAGTCAGGCATACTGCCTTGACAACTGCAGCCGATAGTCGTTCATTTGTCTCCAGCGCTTCCTCGCCCACGTACCCGAGGAAGCGCTTCTGAATATTGTTGTATGCCTCATAGAAATGAGGTCTCACAGACTCGAACACCTCTGAGTGCGAACTTGTCGCTACGAGGATGCTCTGCTCGAAATCTTCTTTACTTATCTGAATTTTCATTGCCATTGTTGTTAACGATTGATGTCTGCTGGTCTTTGTTCTTGTCGAGCGTTGTCAGCTCTATCATCGGAACATCGACCGTGATATTCTTGTCTGCCCACAGATTGTAGTGGATGACGACGTGCCAAGGCTTAGCCATGATGTCGTGTGTTGCTTTCTCAAGAGACTGCTTCATGATGAAGAGTTCCCGCTTGTCAGAGCCGGAATTGTTCATCTGGCTCTTGCCTGGTGTCGCACCAATCAGGTTCGGATGACAGCCGAATGAGAAGCAGAGCGCATTTGATGCCTCGCTCATATCTTCTGCCCAGTCTCCACCTTCCTTCTTGTTGCCCTCCGAGAGGTTGATGATGCGCACCATGCGCTGCTCCTTGCCGTTCGGATCTAGGTAATAGCCGGTGATGAGCGCCTTGCCGGCATTCTCCGGACCGCAGACGAAGTTGATGATGTTCTCCTTCTCCTGCAGGATGCGCGCCTTGCGCTCCTCCGGCTCAATGATGCCCTCGTTGTTGCAGAGCTCATCCCAGTAGTTGCGATGCACCTCAATCTGTATGCGAGGAGCAGACGTGTTCTTGATCATATAGCGCTTGCCTATGCCGATGAGTCGATAGATATCATACCAGGCATCATCGAAGATGCTGGCATAGTATGGTATCGGATAGTACTGCATGCCTGGTGTAGGCATTCGGCTGATGATGGCGAACTTGCAGTTCGCACCATCCTTTGGAGCCTTGCCCCGGATGCCCGTGTAAGGGTCAGGCGCCTTGCCCATGCGCGCCAGGAGGTCGCCCAGAGGGTCGTAGAGATCCAGGAGTGGAATGACCTCTGCTTCGAGATCCTGCTGAAAATGGCTGAAATCACCGAAGAAGACGTTTTCGATGCGACCGCTCTTGTTCGGTCGCTGCAGGCGGCAGTAGGACACGTCCTTGTGTCGGATATTGACGATGCGCTTATGGTCTCTAGAGAGGATGATGACCTCTACGGACCAGGCGAAGAACTTCATATCGGTAGCCTGCTGCATGAACACTTCGTGAATGCTGTTGCTCAGGCAGAACTTGCGGATTTCCTCGTCTGCCACGTCCTGCTTCGTCTCCCGGTCGATGAAGCGAAGACCCTGGCCATAGCAGCACTGGACGTTGAACGCCATAGCCCGCTGCGCAACCATGTTCTTGCGAAGGAGCTGCTGCAGGACATAAGGAATGTTGTCATCATCTCCATAGTTGACATACTCGTATGACCTGCCTCCCACCTCGATAGCCCGGAAGGTAGCATCACCAATCTCTCCCGATCCGAGAAAGCTGGTGTCGCGACCATACTGCTGCTCGATGGTTGCAGCATTGGTCACTTCTGATACTCCCTCTGCCACTACGGCATATCGGGAGACGGTGGAATTTCCACCTATCTGCTGCATCTGATATTTTTGATTGCTCATAAATATACTGGTTTACCTAAAAAACTGAATATATAAATGTCTGGTACCGTGCGAACCTCGCCATTCACCGGGTTGACCAGGCGATGGAATCCACCTCTCCAGCTGCCACCCTTCACCAGCCATCCGCTGTAGTCGATGACCCTGCCGTCTGAAGTCCATGCCTTCAGGTTGACGGCAGCTTCATCTGCCTTCGCCTGGTCGAGGAGGAGACAGACATCATTGATGTGATATGCTTGCTTGGCCATCAGTTGAACGTATTGTCGAATGTGTTATCGAAAATCCTGCCACCTCTCTGCAAATCCAGTACGTTGTGCTGGCGCTGGGCATAGACGTAACTGAAGGTGAAGCGCGGTAGGGTGTCGTGCAGGTTGTCATTCTTGGACGTTGACGAATTGATGGTGATGCGCTTGCCCACCACCGGATTGCCATCCACGAAGTTCACGATATAGACCTCGTCAGAACGGAAGAGGTCTTCTGCCCAGTTTGCCATATCGCGGTTCAGATAGCCGGTATCAGCGTTGAAGTTGCGCTGCTCCGTGATGCGATAGTTGGTCTTCAGACCGCCTATGTAGGCAGCATCCCTGGTATATTCCGGATTCACCTCGTGCTTGCCCTCGCAGTATATGAGTTCCTGGCATCCGAACGAATTAGTGAAGAGGAGGCACGGAGCGCAGTCTGGCTGCGATGGGTCGATGATGAACCTCATGAGGCGCTTGCCTGCCTCTACCTCGTAGTAGAGCAGATCGAGAGCATCAGCGGTGAAGCGGGATGGAGAAACGTCGATGGTCGTGTAGATGTCATTGCCTGCTACTGCAGTAGCGGTGAATGTGCGGGTCTCCTCGCTGCCATCAGCGGCATGCTGCCTGTAGTATGCCGTCACGGTAGCCGTGCCGGTACCGAGGTAGTGGAGATACTCTAGACGCCCGATAGCGGTGCGCTTGCACTCCTGCAGCAGGGTGAGATAATGATTGTCGAGGAAGCTCTCGCAATCTACGCCCACGATGTCCACGGAGGTGTAGAGCACCTGCAGGCTCGCCTGTTTGGTAGCCACGTCGGTCTCTGTCTCGCCCTCAACGGTCTGCTCCCTGATGGTGATGGTTGCCGAAACGGCAAGCTGCTGGCGTGCGTAAGGACGGAAGATGTCTGCCAGGTCGGAGACAACCACCTCGCCATCGGCAGGGTACAGATACTCCTCGTATATGGTCTTGTCTGCAAGTGCGATGGTTACAGCCAGCCGCGTCTTGGCTGTGAGAATGATGATATCGGGTATGTTCTCCAGGAACACCTTGCCCGATGGTAGTGAATTGATGGTCATATTATCTTTTTTAGGGCAAAGATAATATGGCAATTGCCAAAATAAAAATACGGATGGCCACTCTCCCGAGCAACCATCCGCTTCAAAAACAGGTAGATGAAATCTAGCAAATAAACTATTTGATGATAAGAACTCTTTCCCAGATTGCCCAGGCTACGCTTCCGTCCGGTTGCGTAGCGATGACATAGCCGTGACTCTTCATGTAGTCACTCACGCAGGCGTATGATACGCCTCCCATGCAGTTCAGCTCGCTGATGATATCCTGCGAGGTCTTGAAACTCTTCTTGTATTCAAGTCCGGTCTCCTCATCCTTCATAGGCAGGTTGGAACGGAACTTGAAGTATGCGTCGAGTAATTCTGTCTCGAACGCATCGATGTTATAATCTTCATTCTCCATAATCATTCTTCATTATAAGGAAATTCTTCTTCCGGTGAATATACTCGTCCGTAGGCTGAATACATCAGATTGCAGGTTGCAAAAATCTTCTCTGCCCACAGATCATATTTATCTCGCTGGCGGCATACTCTCAGAGCTATGGCTTCCAATCTCTTGATGGCATCAAACAGGTAATCTCGCACCTCTGCAACTGTTACCAGATTGGCTGCACTTCGTAATACTTCGAGATTGTTCCACAGCTGCACGTAGTAAGAATCCAGCTCCAGGTATCTAGCGACGAGTGCCTTGTACACTCTATACCTCTTCTTGTGGAGGTCAATTATATTATTTGGTCTGCTCATGATAGTTAACCATTTATAGATTTCCACTTGGCCAAAGTCATATTGAGTGGCTTAGCCTCTTTAGCTCCATATCGAAGAACAAAGTAGCGATGATCATGCCATCGGATAACAGTCTGCTTATGTGGAGCATCCTCGATGAATGCAACAGAACCAATAGTTTTGTTGGCTCTCAGAAATTTGAGCTCCACCTTATGGGCGTTCATACTTTTGCCAATATTCATGAAGTACTTGCACTTGCTGATGTCCTTGGTAGTCAGCTTAGCTGTGCATCTTCTGCGGTTTCTACTTTTCTTCATCGCTCACTCCTCCTTTCTTGTCTTTGGTCCAGCCTGGGTGCAGGAGTTCTGCTTCTGCTCCCGAAAGTACCCCCCCGCTTCTCGGTATCTCTCAAAGATTTTGTGGCGGTCGCTCTGGATGGTATTGTTGTTGAGTGTCCAAAGATTAGTCTCCTCGACCTTCGCCTTGTCTCTGCGAAATCCTGCCTCATTGCGAAGCTTTCTACAATTACGGAGTTCTTCCTGATATTCATTTTTGGCCTTCTCGAAAGCATTACGGGCACAGCGGTAGCTTTCCCCTGCTTCATCCTCCATGCGTTCAATATTACCCAACGTCTCCTCGTAGTTCCGGCTTATAGCCTGCAGCTCTGCCTGATGGCGCTTGCGCTCGTCAGCAGCTCTCACGATGTTCTCCTCCAGCTGAGCATGAAACAGCTCTGTAGTCATTCTGCTCACCATCATGCTACCTCCCCTCCGAAAATGAAACCACCAAACATGACCATCGCCATCACAGCTGCGAAACCAACCATGGTGAGCACGACCTCTCCATAGGTCACGGTCTCCTCGCAAAGGCAGGAGAAGGTCTCGCTCTTGGTCTTGGCGAGCTTCTTGATTTCACACTTGAGGGTATTGATGCCCTCCTCTACGCTGATGCCTGCAGGTCTCACCTGCGCATCACTTAATAAAATAGAATTCTGCATATTGCATCATCTTGTAGACATTAACAGCCGATTGTACAAAAGGGTGGCGGCTGCATTCCCCGTTGTCTACAAGATGATGGCTTATCCGAGAGGACAAATCAAATCTTACGGTTCATGCAGCCGCCATGTATTGGGCATATCTATTTTCCCAGTTGGAAAAAATTATTTTCCCAGTTAGAAAAAAAGATTTTCCTAGGCATAAAAAAAGCCTGCGGCTAGAAGCCATAGGCGAAACGGTCGCCCTGCCGGATAGATTACTATCATCTTGTAGACGGTTGCAAAAGTACGAAGAATATTTGGAACCGCCCAAAAAAAAAGCGAGAAATTTTGAAATAAATGACTTTTTTATGTTATAGAGCATAAAAACATGGGGTTGAGGAATGAAACGGAATCAAACGGAATCAAACGGAACGATTTTGCGGAATCAATCGGAACGATTTCGCGGAATCATTCGGAATCATAACCAGGAATGACCGGAAATGACCGGAAAAACGACCAAAAATGACTGGAAACGACCGCAGGATCTCCCTTCGGTTCTGCCACTTCGAGGAATGGATTCCTCGGAAATTCCCCGATTTTCCGTGCATTTTCCTCGATTTTCCGTGCATATTCCCCGAAATCTCAATAAAATTCCTTATATTTGCATCGTTTTTCATTTTTAATAGAATAATATATAAGGTATGGAAGAAAATTTTATCTCAAAAGAAATGCGCAATTTTATCTCCATAGAATTAGCGCAAACACTTTTGAACAGAGCAGATCTAAGGCTGTCAAGTTCTCTTGAGCAGCTCAGAAAATCGACAGACAGGGCCTATACCCTGACAGGTTTTCTGCTGACGTGTTGCACAGGCTTGACCGTATGCATCGTAAACACCCGAAATCCGATATTGTTTTTGACAGCATCCATACTTTGGGCAGGCATCAGTTACGCCCTGTGGCAAATGTTTACCAAGGTTATCTCAATACATGGTTTCAAGCATGCAGGTAGCTCGGCAAGAGGTTACTTGCAGGACAAAAATATAGGTTATTCCAAAAGGCACGCCAATGGAGACCTGATCGCAGCGAACGAGATCTATCTAAAGAACTGCTTGTTGGATAGCATAGAATATGCAGAGTCAGCCTATCAATACAATAGGCAACAACTCTCAAACCGCTGTGGAGTCATAGATAAGGCAATGAGAGCCATCAAATGGTCTGTAGGCGCAGACTGTTTGATAGCCCTCATCATAGAGGTAATCAAGCTCCTAAGGTTTGGTATGTCCCTCATTTGAGTATCCACTGCCATCATCACTGGAGTGGCTCCACTCATCATCGTTTAGTTTAATAATTCTCATGTCAAAAACTGCTTAAATGAAGTCCCCGGCACGGCTCTGTGCCGGGGACGATGTGTTAAATTAAACAAGTTGAAGTCTGGAAAATTCATTTCCTAATTGATGAATACCATCTTCGATTTTCTGCAGCTGAGCGTCAGAGATATATGTATTACCTTTGCGGTACTGGCGCATCAAAGTATCATTAATGCCCACGAATCTAGCAAAAGCACTCACATTTATCATCTTATAATACTCAAAGAGCGAAGACAAATCAAACTTGTAGTCTGGGACATTAGAGAAAGCCTCCGGAACCTCATCACCCAACTCACGTTTTGCATCTGCCACACCTGCCATAGACTCCAAAAAGTCTTTTTTTGCAGCAGCTACAGAATCACCTGTGCCGATAATAGTACAGCCACTCATATTGGTATTATATGCGATATAGCTGCCATCCTCCTGTTTCTCAATAGAAACCTTGAATTTTTTATCCATACGAAATCAATTTTAGTGTTTTGTTATATTTTGTTTAAAAGGAATCGGGTTAGAACCCGATATCCTTTCTAAGCTTGTTTACCAATCCTTTTCTGACCTCTTGTGACCAATGTCGCTCCAGCATGATTGTTTTCTTGGTCTCTCTGTTAATGTAGAGGTCATGCCCTTTCAAGCCTTTGTAAAACTGGAAGCCGTGGGCAATAGCAATTCTTTTCAATTCATTCCATTTCATATTACTTACTTGTTTAATTTAACACTGCAAAGATACTACATTTTTGTGATATAACCAAATAATTATACTACAAATTCGTTATATTAACTAAGATTTAACATTTGGCTACGAAAAAGCCCCCGATGCGTGGAGCACCGAGGGCTATGGTTATTCTTTATCGTCTGCTGTATCTTTCTTTGGGAATATTGGTGGTATTTTGTTGAGTACAAAAACTACCGCCAGGCTGATTACCGTTGTCACACCGATAGCTATTGCAGCATTGTCATGACCATTCATTGCTAAATTATAAGCAATGTATCCAAAGAAGATGATGAGAATGGTACCCAGGATTTGTCCTAATGTAGCCTGATTGAATTTTCTCTTCACGATTCTCTTCTCCATATCGATGCGATGATCTACCTGCTTCTCGGTCATCGTCATGATGCGGTCGGTTGCTCCTGGCAATGTCTTTTCGTAAGCTTCAAAATGCTCCGGTGGAGGAAGAGGACCGCTAAAGGTTCGCTCTTCTTCAATAGACATCATCGTTGCCAGGATGGCATTTCGCTTGTCTTCTGGCAGTTCCTGCAGGATGTCATTAACGTTTGCCGGTATGGCATCCTCAATCTCTGCGATTTCTTTGTTGTCTTCTTTATCTTGCTGCATAAAGTTGTCGTCTATTAGCGTTTAAAACTTTCCTCATATCAGAACCTACTGCTTCCCAGTCTTTCCTCAAGTCAGACACATTGTTGCCTTTCAAGTAATCGTTGAACAGGCTGTTGTCGCCACCGAGGCTTCCTAAACTACGCAAGCCTTCTGCTAAAGGGTGGCGAGCGATGGTCATAGAGCTAACAGCTCTACGTCTTGTAATTCTTAATGCTCTCATTACTTGCGTTGTTGTTTTGTTATTGTTGCTTCTTTTCTACCGCTGCAAAAATACATCTTTTTTCTGATACTGCCAAATATTTATTGCAATTTTAACTATAAACTTTGCTATAAAGTTTGTTATAAAGATTAGAACACGCTAATTTCTGATAACTGAAAATGCGCAAATTTTAACTAAAATATACAATACTGGGAGATGAGTAATTTGCGCTATGAAAAAACGATGTTTTGCGGTCTTTGGAACGGAAAACATACCTTAGACCGATGAAATCGCAACATTTGGCAGGCTTCGACCTCGAAGTTGAAGATGCCGAATGTGTCGTTTTACGACAGGTTTTCCACACCCAAAGGTTGGAAAACCTCGATTTTATCGGGGTTTTAGGGATTCAAAGGGAAAATAATTCCCCTTTGTCGCCGAAAGGACCCCCCACTGCCCTACGCCCGAGGGCGCTTCCTGCCTCCTTGAGACGGGCGGAATATGTAAACGACCGTTAAAGAATTTGTAAGAAGGTAAAAGGAAAAGAAAAGGGAGCACGCTTCGCAGCGCACTCCCCTCAACGGCGGTCGGGCAAGAATGCCACCACCAGATTTACATTAGAACAATTTTTATGAAAGCTTATTTGTTACAGCATAGAACCAGTAGCGATGTACCCATCAGACTGCGGGAACTTCTCTATACCAATCATCAGCGTATCGAAGGCATCAGAACCATCGGTGCGGGCCTCCAGCTTATCCTCTTCGGTCTCAGCCAGCTTCTCTCCACGCTTATCCTTCTTGCCGTTATACACTCCTGCCAGACGGATGGAGATGAGCAGGTCTTCATTGTTCTCGCTATTGATCATTATCCTGTGCTCAGCTCTTCCCACAAACATACGGTTGAGGAGCAGCATCTTTTCGAGATGTCCCATCGGGTTGCCCAGATACACATCGTTCACATACCAGCCATGGTCTGTGAGGTAGTTGGTGATGAAGGTGTGGAAGTCATCATTCATCAGGGCGTAGTTGTTGCCCACGAAGGTGGAGTCGTAGTAGAAGTTCACCTCCTTGCAGCGGTGATACTCGTAATACTGCATGAACTTATCAAGCAGGGCAGGCAGCTTCTCCTCATACTTCACGAAGATGCTCTTCAGGCAGCGGGCTTCACCCCGCAGGTTGTCCTGTCCTACGGCTATCCAGTTGATCAGGGCGTTGGCATCGAAGGCGATGCACAGCGGGCGGTCGGGATCCACATCATCATCCATGCGTGAATCCACATGCTGAAGCTTGTCGATATCATACTCCAGCCCGTCCAGATAGGCGAGGTTAGGCGCCGTATATAGGTTCACATCCCGGAGATTGGAGTAGAAGCCGTCGAGCGAGATGGAAGGGCGCTTGCACATGATGGAGGTCTGGAAGGTGAGGGCTGGCAGATCTCGCTTCATCTGCTTGATGAAATCCATACCCAGCACCTCGATGTTATATACCGAAGAATACTCTTTATAGAAGAGAGCCTTGGAGCGCAGCTGTGCCAGGTGCAGCCCTATCTCCTTGAGTCTGCGCTTGGCATAGAGGCTGATGTGCCCTGAGGTCTTGATGCGGTTGCGGATATCATATTCCTCCACCACGAGCGATGAGATGGCATCGATGAGCTGCTGGTCGCAGTCCTTCTTGTAGTTGAGAAACCAGGAACCCTTCTTGGTTACGGGCATATCCGAGGTGATGAGCATGCCGTGGTGGTAGTAGTGGCGCCCGAAAAGATTCACGTTACCACGGTTGGCAGGGAAGGTTTCATCCTTCAGCTGCTCGAAGTTGATGAACTTCGCCTCGTCGATATCCAGGTAGTCGAGCGAGAGGGAGTTGGAGGTTCCCTTTCGGTCCTGCGAGATGATGGTACCGATGGACCCGTTATAGAAAGAGATGGTGTTTTCCCAGTTGGAAGGCGGGATTACCGGTTCCGGCCATCCCAGCTTCTTGGGTGGCTTGATGCCGATGAGATAATGCTTGCCCCGGTGGAATCCCCATCGCTCCCAGTGCTGGAGCATGGAAGGAAGCGTATTGGTAAGGCATCGCTTGGTATTGGCAGAGACGAAACCGCCATCGCTGCCGGGCATACGCTGCATGTTGCGCAGGTTGAAGGTGGCATGCAGGATGCTCTTGCCGATACCACGACCGCCCACGACCACAGAGTCGCGGGCATTGATGAGGTTTACTTCCTGCTGTGCCGGATTGAAATATTGCTCTATCATAATGAATTCTCCTCTTCCTTGACTTCTTCTGTTGGTGTATATTCCAGGAGCTGCTCGTCATAATCCTCGCTCTCGATCCTGATGAGATCCATGGAGTTGTCGGTGTATTTCCTGATGAGCTTCTTGATGGTACCCATCACGTTCGGTATGCGCTTCAGTCCGAGATGGCGAGGGTCGGTAGTAGGTATGAATACCTGAGGCTGGATCATGTCGTAGCCGTTATCCACAGGGTCTTCCTTGTCGAGCAGGTGGTATTTACCGTATGCGGCAGCAGCTGCAGCCATGGCTCTGGCATCGCCCATATTGTCTGCCTTCTCGTAGGTGCGCTGAATCATCTGGTCGAAGCGGTACCGGGCAAAGTCCTTGGAAACCTTCTGCAGGTTGCCCAGTATGAGCTTGATGAGGTGCAGGTCATTATAAGCCATCATGCGCTGCACCTTGTAGTCCTGCATATCCTTGAAGACAAGTTCCTGGTCTGTCTTGCGTGGATTGATGAGCCACCAGGCATAAAGCGCCCGGATGCGCAGAATGCGGTCGCGCACGGGTGCGGGAACATTCTGTGCATCCATCTCTTCGGGTGTGCGGTCCATCAGGTCGATGATGGCATCGATGTTGGCTGGTTCTCTCATATCTTGATCTCCTCTATCATTTTATTCAGATATTCATGTGTGCGCTGTACGGCTTGAGGTGAGCCGGCTGCAGCCAGCTCCAGCTCATTCCTGCGAATCTGCTGCCTGACTTTTGCCATGCCCAGATAATAGACGCGCCGGAGCTCTGATGCAGGGTCGAGAATCTCTTCACGCAGAACATCCTCCTTAATATCCAAAAGGACGGACATCTCCGAGATCGGAGTCAGGTTCTCTGCCAGCTCTTGCACTTTGTTGAGTAACTCCTGAGTAATTTCCATTGATTCTTAAGCTTTGATTGTCACAATGACTGGTATATCCATTGAACAGGTCGGCAAAGACCTGTGGTTCCGTGGTGATGATGGTACTCTCGTCACGGCTGCCGTATGTCTGGTTTTGGGACGTGACGACCGAAACAACATGCTGATCATTCCGGAAAAGCGTCACCTTGGAATGGTTTTCACCCAGATAGACATCATCGAAGCATGCCGACATAAGCCGCCACAGGTGTACGGTCTTCTTGCTTGCCTTCACATCCAGCAGCATCTTTGCCGACGAGATGCTGCCCGAATCCCGCATCAGGCGGAAACCTCTGAGGAACTCCTCGGAGGTGGAGTAGGAAGACACCCATACATCAGCAGGACCAATCTGTGAAAGAATCCACTTGATGAGTCCGAGTGTGTGCAGGTGCCGTCCGAAGTATGCCTGTGTCTTCACCTCATCGATGGGCTTGAGTATATCGGCAACTTTAACCCTGACTGGCATTTTCGGCGAGTCTGGCTTTAGCTACCCGGTCACGGTCGGCACGTGTCACCTGGTATGAGTCGTAGGTGAGCATATCGGCACGATACTTCTTGTCGAGGTCCGAAAGAATCTTCAGATGCTCGTATCGGTCGCACGGTTCCTTGTCTTCCATCGCCTTGAGCGTCTCGAAGGTAGATTTGATTTCCTTGTATCGCTTGGCGTTGATATCCCAGAGGTCGGCTACTTCCTTGGGCAGGAAATCGTGATCCTTGCGCTTGCCCTTACGGACAACAGCTACTCCATCGCTATCCGAGGACGGGAGTTCTGTATCATCGGTAGAGGCATTTTCCTCGATGGAATCGCCGTTTTTCTCCGATTTTCCCTGATTTTCTCCGTTATTCTCTGATATTCTCTCATTTTCTCCGATATTCTTCGGTTCTCCTTCGGCAATGATAGCCTGGGTTTCAGGAATCACGATATCGTTCATCTTCCTGACCTCCTCGATGGTCATATTGTCGAGACGGATCTTGAGGAACTTATTCAGTTCATACTCTATGTTGGTGCGGTATGCCTGGGGCTGTCTGGTTGCTCGGACATGATAGAACCGGTTTCGGTTGAGACGAAAGAGCATATCTGCTCCCTTGATGATTTCAGCATCCGATTCGTGCTTGGAGTTGAGCCACTCCTGCATCTGCCTGGTAAATTGATGATCCATATTTAATATATAATAAGGTGAAAACAAACAAAGGCGGCTCAGGCACGAAGCGAGAGCCACCTAAGCAAATCAGTATGTGTAGTTATGTAAATTTGGGCAAATCTTATGCGTGACCGGTTGCTTCCCAAGCAGAGCCATCGCTGCCCTTGATATCACCTTCATCTGTCTCAAGCTTGCCATCATAGTATGGAGCAGGGCAGAAATCGGTGGCCTCTACGCCGAGAGTTGAGGTCTTTGAGTCGGTAGCTCCGGCGCCGCTGTTCTGTGCAAATGTGGTCTTCACCGGGAACATCTCGTTACCGAGAATGCGGAAGCGGCCATTAGGATCCTGCTGGGCATAGACCAGTTCGTCATTGATCGCCATACGGCCGAAACCGGTAATATCGGCATCTGTGCCGCCGATGATATACTCTGCCTTGTTGAGGAAGGTAGCTGATGGAGCTTCGCCCTGAGTCTCCGTGGTGATGGAAGACTTGAGTGCTACGAGGTCAACTGCGTGCCACTTGGCATCAGCGGCAAGAGTGAAGTCACCCTTATAGGTGGCGAGTTCCTCCAGTCCCTTGGTGGTATCGCCAGGATCTGGAAGCTTTGGCCATGCAAGAATCTGCGAAAGCGGGATGGCCAGGAACTTCGGCTTAATGCCGGGACGAATAATCGTACCCGGACATTTGCGCACTGATTTATATAAATCTTTGTTAGTACATGCCATTTTTTAATCTCCTATATTATATAAGGTGAAACATTAGACGTTTTCGTCAGCGGTAGCGTCCTTGCCACTCTGTTTGCCGCCAGTCTGGCTGGCAGATGATGTGGCTGCCTTCTGGATGAGTGGCTTGGTACCATCATCGGTGATGAACAGGGCTCGCTCCTTGTTGATGCTCTCAAACTGGGTACCGAAGAACTTGGTAGCGATAAAGTCGAGTTTCCATGGGTGATACTTCTCGACCTTAATCTGCTCAGCATCGTTGTTGTTGATCTCGTTGACGCCCACCAGCATGTTGCTCTTGGTAGTAAGTTCAAAGAAAGGAGCATCCTTCTTGTTGGAAAGGACAGCGAACTCAACGTTGCCGAATCCTTCTACGGTGAGGTGGTTGTAATCCTTGTTGTAAGGAGCAGCACCAAACTTCTTGAGGAAGGCACGGTTGTAGAGGTTGACGAATGACTGAGGAACGTAAAGGTAAACCTTATCCTCTGCCATCAGCTCTTCATCGGCGAATTCACAGATGCCCTGTGCGAAATCTACGGCGTTGTCGTCGTTGATGGTCTTGTTGTCGCCCAGAATATCTGCAATCTTGATAAGGTTTCCGAGGCCGGCTGAAAGCTTGCCGGCATCCAGTTCGGTCTTGGCAATGGTATCAAAACCATTGAAGAGGTCAACAGAACCTGTTCCTGTAGGGTTGCGTACTGCCTTGAACAGAACCTTGTCGAGGTTCTTGCCGAGCTTCAGGGCGAGGAGCTGAAGAACCTGCAGCGTGATAGGTACATTCTTCAGGGCATCGCCATTAGTGACGTTGGCGCCCCAGATGGTGGAATAAACTGAGTTAGGTGAGAACTTGATATCGACATTGCCAAAGAACACCTCCAGGGTACGAGGTGTAATCTTGACGTTGCCGTCAGCTACGCGGTTCTCATCGTATGGACCGAACTCAGCACCGCCTGTAAGTTCGCCTACGGTCTCTGATACACGGATGCCTGGGCGAAGAGCCATGTAGCTGAGTGACTTCTTCAGACCTCTGGTAGGCATGGTGATTAACTTATTACGGTAGATCTTTGCCGTCTTTTGCAGCTGTTCCTGTACGTCAACAGGTGCAACAAATTTATCATTCTCTGCCATATTATGCAAAATCAATTAAAACGTCCGACACTTGATCTGAGCAGAAGTCCTGAGCCTTGTTGTCATCTACGGCAGTGTGGGTTTCGCCACCCGGTTCTTTCTCCAGATCCTTTACTTTCTCTTCAAGGTCTTTCTTATCCTTCTCCAGGTTCTTGACCTTATCCTCCAGTTCCTTCTTCTCGTTCTTGACCTTATCGAGTTCCTCGTCCTTGGTCTTGATCGAGCTGGAGTCGGCAGCAATCTTATCCTCCAGCTTCTGCATCTGCTCCTGGGAGATGGTGCAGTCCTTGGCTGATTCCTCTGCCTCAATGCCCTCTACGTTGAGAACATTGTTGATGTGAGTCCATTTCTTAATCATATCTAAAACATTTTTGTGTGAGTTTTCCTTTCCGAAGATTCGTCCCAGGAAGCCCGGCTTCTTCTCATACCAGGAATTGACGACCTCCGGCAGTGCTGGAAGATCGTTGTACTTGATGAAGTTCTGTGTTGACTCCGTGATTTCAGCCGGCTTGCCATCCATCGACTCATCCACTAAACCGAGATCAATGCACTCATCCACGGTATGCCATTTGGCTTCAGACATCACCTTGATGATATCCTCGTGCTTCTTTCCCGAGCGATCGCAGTAAACATTGGCAATGATATTGTCTATCTTCTGCTGGTCTTCCTGCTGCTTCTGCAGCTGCTCGATGAGGGAACCGATTTCTTCCTCATTGAGGGCGCTCCATACAAACTGCTCCGTGGAGCACTTATGAACCAGGAGCAAACTGTACTTGTTCATTCGGATCTTCTTGGCGCCCATCGCACAGATGGTGGCGGCGGATGCAGAGAAGCCCGCCTGGAAGTCAACCGTCACATCGCCATGGTCCTTGAACATCTGACAGATGGCGAGACCTGCGGAAACCGCACCGCCCGGCGAATCGATGGCTACATCGACGTGCTTGCCTTTGTTGTTATTAAGGATATCGCGGACCATAAACTTGGTCCACGACCCTATATAACCGGTGATAGATATTTGATATTTCATACAACTTAGCGAATTTGATTGCCGCAAAGTTATATAATAAGGAGAAGAAATAAAAAAACTTATTCTATGATTTGGAGCGGTCTGATGACGTCTGTCCAAGTCGCTGTATAGGTAATCAGGGATGATTCCGTATGTGAACTTGGCAGGTTTTCGGTACGGGTGAGTACTGGATATGGTCGGCGGTCGCAGCCCATAAGGTAGCGGATGCCATCTGCCGTGGTGATTCTGAAGGCTAGAGGTCGGTAGTTCGGATCTATCTGCTCGCACGACTTGAAGGTGAGCTTGGAGGTGAAAATGCGGACTTTTGACTCTACTTTGTCGGAAATCTCACAACTTGACGGAACTTTGCATTGAATTGACCGGAAGTTAGCAGCCGACGGTACAATGCATCTCTGATTCATAGGGAAGACGACACTTTTGAGGTTTTCTGCCTCTGTCATCTCAATCTTGATGATGTTTTTGATGTATGCCATATTTCTAAGTTGTTTGGTTATTTCGAATATTTCTATTCTATTCGGAGTTGTTCGCCGAAACGGAAAAAATTGTATTAATCTTTATTAAATCTTGTTGTAGAGTTTAAATTTACGCCCTTTTTTGCGTGCTGATCGCGCATTCTGTAGAAGCATTGGCGCACGGTATCCTCATAATCAATGCCAATGCCATGTTGCTCGCACCAGGCTGAAATGAGTGATGAAAGCTTGCATGAGCGGTCAGCGATGTCCTTCAGGGATGCCCAGAGGTCTATCTTGAAAAGGTCGGTGATCATCTCCTTCACGGCTCTTCTGGCACGTGGGCCCAGGTAGTTGTACTCACGTATTGGCTTCGCCTTGGATTCCGGTAGCGAGATGGCGATATACTCATTAGGGTGAATGAGCCATCGGCTCTGTTCGTACTCCTCATCTTTGAAGGTATTCGTCACGCTCTGGTGCAGTGAGGCGGCATCCGCCTTCTCCATCTCTTCCTGGCTCTCCTGTTCTACAGGCGACAGTTTAGCCTGAGGCGGTTTACTTGTGAACCGACGTATGACGGCAACCTCGTTGCCGATGATAGGGAAAATAATTGGATTTCCATAACTATGGTATGCCCATTGCCTGATATGAGCAGGCACCTTGATGTAAACTACTCTATTCATATGCCATTTTTCGGCAAAGATACAAATAAAAATTGAGATAACTAATAATTATTGGTAAAAAGCTAATATTTCTTAGTAAATTTGATGTGATGTAATTTCGTCCGAAAAGTTTGTATTTTTGTATCGTGTAACTACGGCTTTGTAACTTACTGATAATCAGTGCTATTCTTTTGATACATTTTTTCGATACAAAAAAGTGAGCCAAAACAAAGTTGTAACATAACCTATATGAGAAGGTGGGGCGCTGTTACAAAAACAGTTCGTTACAAACTTCAAAAACTTTGTAACTGAGATGTAACGCAACTTTGTAACGGCTCGGGTTTTGGTTAACTCGCTCTTTTTTAGTTATTTATATCCTTTCACCAACATTCTGTTACAGAGTTACAAAAGATTTGTATAATAAATAAGAAAGGGGAGTGGGGAAAACAGCGGTAGGCGGGGGAAAAGGGCTAAAATGAGCCTGTCGAGCAGGGCTGGCCATACCTGGTGAAGACGAAAAAGGGAGCGATGAACAGATGCTCATCACTCCCTCGTAACATGAGAAAAGAAATATAAAAATCAGCGAATTTCGCTTGAAAATTTTGCCGAAAATATTTGCATAATTCAGATATTTTTTGTACCTTTGCACTATAACTTGGGGCTATATACCCTATTATATATGTAGGGGTTAGAAAGCTTCGTTACTATTAGTATCTATCTTACTCCAGTCGATTGTCGATTGATAATCACCCTTTTTTGCTTGAGTTTCTTCTTTTGGAGAATCACTCTTCTTGCTTCTGAGATAAATCATCTCAACCGGGCTTCCATCAGGATGCGCTGGATCTCTTCTGATAATGCGATGCTGGCTGTTACAGAGGTCATCCGGGTTCAGGGCTTCAATGTATGGGCATAGCTCCACAAATGCCTTCAGCTTCTTGGTAAAGCTCTGTGTCGTTGCTTTGTTAAGGCCGGAGAACTGTTTGAAGTCTGTAAATGCCTTTTCTCTTACGACAAACTCGTCGAGTCTTCCACTCTCCTCAGAGAAATAAGAACTGGCCCAATCCTCGAAATTAACACCCATATCAGCCTTGAACTTGCGCTTTACGATATTCTCCATAGGTGGCAGGATCTTTACGGGTTCTCCCACGAGAGATATGTAGAAGCGGCAGCATTGCAGGAAGAAGTTGATGTCTGCGTTCCATTCGGCCTCAGAATAGGTCTTGGAAAACAGATCCTTGTCGAAGTCATCTCTGATGCTTCTGGTCTCCTGGTAGTCATTATCCTCCGTGCGCTGATGATAATAGTCTGAGAACACCATATACAGCAATCTCGCCTCTGAAGACGGATCGAAATCTGCCGGCACATAATTAGTAGTGAAGGCAATTTTCGGGCTATCCTCGAAAGGTATAGTGAAGCTCTGGTTGTTCTTTGGGTTTACAGTCATATCTGAAGTAATATTATCATAGAAGAGTCCTGTGTTGAGATACCGGTCACAGTCATCGAGCAGCAGCATCTGGGTGTGCTGGGTTACCTGGTCGAAGACATGAGGGTTGTCCATCAGCTTCGGGTTTCTACCGGACAGCTTAACGGTCTTCATCAGCAAAGAGAGTGTCTTGAAGAAGAAACTCTTACCCGAACGGCCGTTGCATTCGTTGTCTTCACCGATTTTGTTGTCCATGGCCATAGGCGCCCATGCTCGTGAGGGAGACTTGTAATGATGAAGCATATACCCGAATGTGAATATCTTGTTGATGAGGTTCTGTTTCTGTTCGGCAATCTCGACATCGGTCAGGCCTTCACCTGCGATATCGAATAGGTGAGCCTTATGATATGCTTCTTTCTCATCAACGCTTCTCTCCTCGAAGTTGTATTCCAGTTCCTTGCGCCAGTAGGTGCGTGAGGCGTTGATCAGATAGCCAAAGAAGTGAGAATTCACGTTCTTGACCTCGATATCAAACTTCGGTCTGCCATCCTCATCGATGGTGCGCGTGATGGTGAACATATCATCGAGCTTCTTGAAGTTATGATCGATGACGTTCTCCTGCCATACGTAGTTCTTGAGCGAGCTTCCTTCACGCTGATACTCTATCAGGCCATCCTTGGTTACCTCTATGCTGACACGAGGGAAGAAGAACAGCTGGGAGTGATTGGTGTAATTGGTGAAGTCAAGCGTTATTTCCTGGAGTGAATCGAGCGCAGCGCTGGAGAGCTTCGGGGTATTCAATACCAGGTTGAGAATATCTCGCTTTTCTGCTCTGTCGATGACCCATTGTCGGCAGAACTCACGGATATCTCTTGTGGTGATGAGCTTCACGATGTTACCGGTGATTCTTACATACTTCGTGATGGTGGAGTTCTCGTCGTGGAGCGTGTAGAAACCGTTAAGGCGAAGGAAATTGTAGAGGCACGCTGTATCGATATAGTGGTCCCAGGTGTTGGACTTCTTGTTGAGCTTGCTCACCCAGAAACGGGCAGGCATGGCCAGCGTCATCAGATTGCGGAAGTCCTTGCGGGTATTGCGCAGCTCCATCCAGTCACGGAGATCCTTGCGGCCTTTTCCTCGGTTGTCGTGGTAGGTCCTGAGCCATTGTGGCAGCCAGATGGTATGTATGTCAATGTAGCGCAGGGCAAGTTCCGTTCCCTTGGAGATGCCGGTCTCGTCGATGTCCGGTATATTATAGAGCACTTCCACATACTTCATGATTTCTCTGTATTCCTCCTCGCTGAGCTTGTAGGTCTCAGAGTTGAACCATAGAGGGTGGTAACCGAGAGACTTGCAGCAGAGGCTGTCTCGTTCTCCGCTGCAGATGAATGCTTCAGGAAGTTTCTGCTCTTTATAGACCTTCGATTCATCGACGTTGGTCTTGTTGAATTCAGCCATCTCCTTGGCGTTGAACTCATGGTATGCTTTCTTGAGCTCAGCCAGACCATTGATGTACTTCTTAGGCTTGACACCATCAGGAGTATATGAGAATCTCCACTGTTTGCTGAAGTTGAGTGGTTCGTATATCTTGTAGAATTTTACTTCCGGTTTCTCTCCTTCAGCTGGAGAAACCAGGCACTCACGCATGAAGATAGGGTAGTGCTCATTGCTGTATTTGATCTTGACCTTGCGGTCTTTGACATATCCAATCCATTTGGCTGAATGCCAGTTGAGGGCATCCACATGTTCCTGCTTCACGTTTGGACCAAGAACCTTCAGTTCATCTTCCGTGAATTTATCATTGAGTTCAAAGATGCGGGTACCATCTTTCTCATCGATGGTGGCATCACGTTCTGCAAAAGTAGGCTTGTTTACATCCTTCTTGAGCTCATCGGTAACGTTATACTCTGCTGCCAGGCGAAGGATGGCATCAGGGAAACGGTCGATATTCTTCTCCTTCATATAGAGATCGATAGGAGATTCTGCATTTCCTTCGCCTCCAAAGTCTGTTACTCTCCAGCATTCCTTGTACTTCTTCAGGGAACACGATGGGGTATTCTCCTTTCGGATGGCAAAGTGCTTCTTGGGCGTTCCTGTGCAGTATTTCTGCACGCATTCTTTAGCGTCCGGGTATAATGCGATGATTATGTCCAGTCCGTCATCGGTTGCCTGGTAAATCTGTTCTGCTTTGATCATATTTCTTTTCCTTTAAAAACTGCCTGCAAAGATAAATGTTTGCAGGCTCAAAACAAAATACTTGCTGCCGATAGCCTTAATGCCTTAGGATATGTAGCTTTACGGCTTTGTTGACAGCATTTGGCTGAGATCGGTTGATTTCTGAGAGAATGCGGATTTCGAATTCCGCTTGTGTCTCGAATCTTTTACGTAGTGGGGGGGGTAAGGAAATCTATGATAGCCTTATACCCTGATTCCAGTGTCATTATTGCTTTCATATTCGTTTATTTTTTCAGGTGTACATCCGAGTGGTTCAGAGCTATGCTCTATATATCTGCGAAATAGGGGGCAGTATCTTCCGTTGATACAGTTCACCCCTATTGGGCAGCTTAGACATTTACTTGGAGGCATCTACTTGTACGTTAAATCTATCGTCGTGGAGAAGTAGCTTGGTGTGGATGTATTCTGGTCGCTGCTCCTCTTCGTTCCATCTGATTTCCCGGAAGTCTCTACCGTCTACCTCACATTCGGAAGCAGTCCCGCTTTTATCCCATTCGACAATATGATCTTTCCCATCTTTGGTGGGAACTACACCTAATATACATTTGCCAAAACGGTCGTTTCTAACTTCATATATAGTAGCATCAGGGAATTTTTCCTTGATGGCATCCTCTATAGACATAGTTTTAACCTTTCTTTTCATTGTTTCTCATTCTATATTTAACAATTCCTTCTACAATTCCGTCTTCAGCGTCATCGTAGAAAAGATTAACCTCAGATTTGCCTTTATGGAAAGGTCCGTACGACATATCGACCGGAACGCTAGCGTCCTCGAAGTCCTTCTGGATGTACTTCAGCTGTTCGCTGTTGCACTTGATAGTCATCTTTCCCATTTACTTCTCCCATTTACCCTCGTTGATAACCTCATCTACCATCTCACGCTGGTATGGCAACCAGTTGTTCTTCTTGATCTTGTCGTAGATGCCTGATGCCGACATGCCGAATTTCAGCTGCAGAGCCAAAATGAACTTGTTGCGCTTGTTACGAGGAATCTCGTTGTACCAGTCGCGCAATGAATTTTTTTCATCACTTTTTTGCATATTTTCTTTCATATTTCAAATATTATTATTAACTTTGTTGCAAAGTTACGAATAAAAATTAGAAAATACTAATATCTTTTAGTAAAA